CTTGGTAATTGGCTCGTACTGCGGCATTTGGGCCACGGCTGTTTGCAGTGCCTCAACCTTTTGGCGCATTAATTCAAGCGGCGGGGCGACATCGTTCATCTGTTACTCCAGCAACAAGTTGTTGTTAGACGCAGCCTGCATAATAATCCAATTGGTGCCATCTGACACCATTGTCGCCCAATTTCCCACCACACCCAGCAAAATCGCCGTACCGGCGCTGGTGCTGTCAATCGGCACAATATTGCTAGACGCAGAGTTAACCGCTTGGGCTTGCATATTCTTAACCGTGATATATCGGCCCGTCCAGCTTGAGGCCGCAGGGAACGTCAGCGTCAAGGCCGAGCCGGTCTTGTTGTTGATGATCCAAGTATCCGTGCCGGTGATAGTGTAATCGGCGGTCTTGGTTATAACCGTGGACAGTGGCACATAGTCCGTGTTAGCCACCGCAGCCGATATGGCCGTGCCATTGCCCTTTAGCAAGCCGGTGACAGTGGTCGTCAGGGTAATGGCTGGTGTGGTGGTGGCGGTTGCCACCGTACCGGCAAAGCCGTTGGCCGAGACAACCGACACGCTGGTGACCGTGCCGCTAGTGGCTGGGCTTGCCCAAGTAGGCGCGCCGCCCGTGGTAGCCGTCAGCACCTGGCCGGTTGTGCCCGCCGCCGTGGCGACCGGCGCTGCGCCAGCACCACCGCCATAAACAACGCCGTATTGGGTTAAAGCCGCCGATGACGCCCATGTACTTGCGCTAGAAAAATAAACAATGCCGCCGCTAGTTCCGGCAACCGTCAAAGCGGGTGTGGTTGTTGCCGTAGCAACCGTAATTAAACCACCGGTAAAACCAACCGTTGTAACCGTGCCTAAACCCAAAGTGGACGCAGTGACGTTTTTCCAATAGCCTAACGTGCTGTCATAAGCAATTAAATTATTGTTGGCTAAAGTGCCAAACTGCACGTTGGAGTCCGTGCCGCCAAGTTTTGAACCACGCGCAATCCCAACTTGAAAAGACCCAGAGCCGCCAGCGCCCGCTTTAATGACAAGGCCGACTTGCACTTTGATGTACGGTGCAACAGGTTCAACTTTGGTTGGATTGCCGGTAACTGGGTTGTACCAAATCACATCATCATCGGCCCAAGTTTCCCCAAAAGCAGTGCCATTGGTTGTGATGCCACGAACCACACCAAACACCGTAGCGCGTCCAAAATCATTGTGCGCCAGGGGTTCAGTAGCTATACCTATAATTGCATTGACATCCGTAATCCCCGCAATCGTAGGCGCAAATTGAATGACGCCGCTGGCCCCTACTACGCCTGTGTGGTAAATAATCTGAAGGGGTGAGTCTGTGATAGCCGCAGATGCTTTGCCATAGACAAAAATTTCCTCGCCAACTTGCTGGGTGATGTTTCCATTACCCATGCCCAAGTTCCAAGCACCTGTGGAGCCGTCATACCACATCTTGCCTGCGGCAAGAGTGACAGCCGCGCCATTGCTGAACTGCTGAGACAAGATGCCGCTGGCGTTGCCCGTGTCATCAATAGTGGTGACAGAGTTTTGGATCAGCTTGCCGGTAGTTCCATCAAACCGTGCAATGGCGTTGTCAGTTGATGATGCTGGCCCTGTAACATCCCCACCGGCATTTGTTGTCCAAGTAGGTACGCCCGCGCCCGCGCTAGTTAGCACTTGGCCCGCCGTGCCAGCAGCGGTAAAACCATACGCTGTGCCCGTGCCGTAAGCCACCGCACCCGCCGTAGGTGTGGCCGTGTTATTTGTGCCGCCATTAGCTATTGGCAATGTACCCGTAAACGTAATGTTAGGTGTAGTTCCACCACTAGATGCAATGTTTCCACTACCGGTTACAGCGGTAACCGTGCCGCCCGAACCCGTAGCCGACAAAGTTCCCGCTACAAAGCTAACGCCCGAACCAATGGTTACATTACTAAACCCGCCCGACCCATCCCCATAAAGGATAGATGCGCCGCTTGTCAAGGTTGACCAGGTAGGCGCGGCGCTTGTGTTTGCAATCAATACTTGTTTAGCCGTGCCAGCCGCCGTAAACGCATAGGCCGTACCCGTTCCATAAGCAACGCCGTAAGCGGTAGGGGTTGCCGCACCGTTAGTGCCGCCATTAGCGATTGCAAGCGTTCCAGCAAGCGTTACCGCGCCCGTGGTAGCCGTGGCGGGGGTAAGCCCCGTAGTGCCCCCCGACCAGCTTAAAACGCCCGTATTGCTAATTGTCACGTTACCCGTAGCGCCGGACACCGAAATGCCAGTGCCTGCGATATTGGTCAGTACGCCAGTGTTGGCAACCGTAATTGTGCCCAAGCCATTGGTGACCGAAATACCTACGCCAGTGCCCAACGTGTTAAGGGAATACCCTGTGCCGTTACCAATCAACAGTTGGCCGTTAGTTGGGATCGTGCCCAAGCCAGTGCCGCCCGAAGTGACGGGGATAATCCCCGTCCCTGTACCTAGAATGTTGTACAGGCTGTAAAACCAACGATACCATTCACGCGACACTGCGTTTGTGCGCGCGTCAATAATCGGCACCCGTGGGGGCGTGATCTGGGTTTCGTTGCCAATAGTCATGCGTTAGTTGGGCTAAGTATCAATTCAGCGCCCATGATGGCTATCTTATTGGGGTCAGTGCCTGAAAGTTCATAAACCCGGTCACGCAGTTTCAAAGTCATACCCAGACGACGCCAAAAGGTTCGGTGACCATAGGCACCAATTTTGCCTATTGGTGACCAATGCTCATTGCTCCAGGTATGACCGCCGTCATCTGACCAGCGCAACATTACTTGTGGATCACTGCCTTGGCCGTCGTTAAGCCCCACGCCTGTTTCGCAGTCCAATTGCAGGCTGTGGTGCGCCGTGCGCTTAAGATTGTTTTGGCCGGTTGGCAGCGCCCGCCATGAGCGCAACCACTTTTGAATGCCGCCATTGTCAGCGTACACATCCAAGTCAAACCGGTAGATGTTGCCGTTCTCAAAATCACCAACAATGATGTTGCCACCAAAATTGCATTGGCAATTGCTGCGGTGCCGCATAAAGTCGCCGTTGTCAAAACCGGCGCGTTCATGCCAGACTTGAGTAGACACATCGTAAACCCAAGTGGCGTTGCCGCTGGGGAACGTCAGCACATAAAAGGCATGGCCTTCTTGCTGGTAAGTGTACGCAATAGCGTCCGAAATGTTGCCGTATTGGGCAATCGCGTACTCAATGGCATGGGTAGAAACCCTAACTCCGGTATAGCCGTTAGCGCGGTAGACGATGCCCTGCCCACGGGCGTCGGTGCCCAACCAAAACAAACCGTTGTCCAGTTTGGCGATTGAGGATGCTGACACGCAGCCAATCTCATTAAACGCGCCTTGGATGCGTTGTAAGGGGAAGTCAGCGCCGCCAGCGTCATACCAAACTTCCACTGAATCAGTACCAAACACCCACAGTTCACGGTGGTCGGATATGAGCCCCACCACACCGTCAGGAGACCCTTCGGCGCTGGCAAAGTCCAACGGGTCAACTGACTGCCCATCCAGCAATTGCGACACCCAAATAATCTGACTATTGGGTTGGTTGAAAACAAAGTACCCATCAAGGTAGGCTACCGTCACAGCGCCAGCAAAATCTGGGTCTGTGATCTGCGCAAACACGTTGGTGGTTTCGTTGTAAATAAACCCATCAGGATTGGTAGCAAAGAATATTTGCGTGCCGTTGTCCGCAATAGATACGGGGCCGCTGCTGGTGGTTAAAGTACCTAACAGCGTAGGTGTGGCGGTCAGGCCGGTCAGTTTGTAAACGCCAGAGCCAGAGACCACATAGAAGTCGCTGCCGTTGGTCTGGTGCGCCCACAACGCCCGAACTGGGCCGGTGCCCACAGTCTGTAGAAATTCAAGGCCAGGGGCACGGTTCAGAAAGCCCGGCTCTTTGCCGCCTTCGGGGATGGCTTCGGGGAACAGGTTGACCATGCGGTTGTCCGCAGCATTGATACTGCGGGCAACGTAGGCCGATCCAAGAATCGGCGTTTTCATCAGTAATTACCAGCGTAGATGTTAAACCGCTGCCGAGTCGCCACAATGGCGTAAGGCATTGACATCACATCATCAGGGTTGTTGATGCGCTTCAGATTGCGCTTGCTGGTCATAGCAAT